GCCTCACCCCATGTTTTCAGTATCTTTTCCTGTGAAGGATGCCATATTCGCTTTACCTTATCTTTGGACTGGGTCTTTTTCTTTTCTTTGTCCATACTAATAGAGATGAATATTATATTTTTCGTTCACGTCCTTCTGTTTCTCACGATGATAGTGATACCTTTCATTGGGGATGAAGTGACTCTATCTCTTTACTCACTCATCATACCTTTCCTGTTTTTTCATTGGGCGACAAATGACGACACGTGTGCACTTACAGAGATTGAAATGAAACTCACAGGGAACAAAAAAGAAGATACGTTTTTTGGGAGATTAATTGGACCCATATATAAACTCGACAATACTACATCCGGTCTTATTCCTAAATTTTTGTTTCTAGGATTATGGTTATTCGTTCAACATAAATTGAAAAGAATACCATACGCAGAACGGGTCGATCTTTCCGGAATCTTTTCTAAGTTATATAAATGAAGAAAGGAAAGTCGAATACTACCGGTTTACTTATAATGCTCATACTTGTCGTAATAATCTTTTATCTCATCACAAAGTTACAAGATCCTAAGGTCATTAAAGTACCCGTCCATACACCTATGATACCCCCGCGGCGGCCTATCGCGAGTGTGCGTCGCGCACCTGAATATAGAGATCCTCCTATTAAGATGTACAAACCCGGAAATGTTCAACAGATGGGTGTTCTTCTAGGCGAAAACGAAGAGACGCTTCCATTGTATGGTAAAGAAGTGAGAGGGCGCCGAGATCAATATCATTATTACACATCCACCCCCGGTGACCAGATATACTCTATACCGGTAACGATCGGTGAAAGAGATTGTATGGATGATATTGGGTGTAAAGAACTGTATGGTAATGAATCGGTGAGTGTTTTGGGTAAGGCTGCTGCGTATCAGGCTAAACTTTACAGAACCGATCACTTTTTTTAATCTCGGTATATAGAAATGGTTGACATAAGAACAAAAGCCCGTGGAAAAGGTATTCGTTTAACTCGAGACAGCCAAGGTAAACGTGTAAAAAAGACGAACGAAGCTTTACGAAAGGAGATTAACTTACGCAATTTAGCTGCAATGAAAAATCGCGTAAGTCAAGCTGCCGCTACTATGCGCACGTGTAGACAACTCGTTAAGAATAGGTGTACATGCGCTACAAAAAAATCAAGCCCTGTGATGAGACGGGCTCCACCACCTCCTCCCCCTCCACCCCCTATGAGGCGTCCTATTATGGCGCGCGCGGTAGCACGTGGTCCCGCAATGCCCCCGAATCTTATATCACAACTTAAGAAGAACCTGAACCGCCGTGGTCTTAGACAAATCGCAAACCGAAACGCGAGGACATCAGTCGCTTAGCTCCGGGCATACTAGGTTTTGACCACAGTAACCATCTAGACCAAAATCCAGCAGTTTTTAAACCGGATTTAGTCCATGTTTCACCCATACGTCCATGCCGTGCGAGATATCTCTTCATACGCGATGGATCTTTATGAATAGTGTAATCTGAGTACCCCGCACCCCCGAAATCTACGTGTGAACCATCCTCAAAAGTGACTCTATATTTCTTTTCAGGATTTGGACTCTTTCTGAGTGTTACCTTCATTACTATGAGCGAAGAAAATTTTGGGATTTCTTTTCGTGTATATATTAAATGTCAGTATACATCTGGATATCGATCGTACTTTGGATATTATTTATACTAGGTGGTCACGCCTTACGTGACCCACCCGACAAATACGATTATCCATCTATACCCATAGAGAAGATGGATATATACACAACACCTGTAGACGTCAGGAAAGAATGGGCGCGTCAGGAAGAATCGAAACCAAAGAAACCGGAATACACTTTCAGTCCAGATTCACAAAACCACTTCGCGATTTTTTAATGTGATATGATAATAACATGCAAACACTTATATTTGGTGTGGGTTTATTGGGACTCACTTTAATAAGTGCACTTAATTCGAGTAAAGATTTAACACGTGTCCCCTCTATACCTCTCATAGCCGGTGAAACGAGTTGGGATTCTGATTCCGATTCCGATTCCGATGTCAATGAATATATCATAAAGTCGGCAATACAACACAGACGCGAATATCCCACATTATCCCACGCACCGAGTGACTATTTTACACTCGACGATATTAAAAAAGATAAATCGTTGCGTATAAAATTTATAAATTTACTAGACAAGCGCGTTAAATTTACAATACACCCTGTCACGTGGTCGAGATGGTTTTTGAGCGCTTTTAAATGTATGATACCCACCCCCGTTGGTAGTATAGGCATCGAAGGTGACGTAGAGAAGGACACTGTAAAAAATAATGAAGTCAGATTAGCACCTATTTCAAAAATGAAAAGGCGTTTACCGGATATTTGTGAGTTTTCTATACCATATAAAAAGGTTTACGTTTCGATGTACGTTGATGGAATGCCTGTATTCGTAGATCGCAAAATGAAAACGTACGACACGTTTATTTGTAGATCACACACAGGAGTTCGTGCATAAAGAATAGACGCCGTATTAAACCATGGATCAAGAAATTACAGACCTCATTAACCAGCTTCACGATCTCCGTGAAGAATGGCACGAGATCGAAGACGAACACAAATTAGTCCTGAATGATACCATCCAGGTTTCACGAGAGGCGCAGGCTTTAAAGGTCATGCTAGGCATTTCATGGGTCATACATGGTGTATTTGCATGGATTTTCATGGACACGACATCGGGAGAAACTCTCGCCATCGAACCCATGCAGTTTAATCATACATAAAGAACATCTACTAAATAAATACAAATGAATAAGAAAGAAGAGCTCGTATTCATGTCGGTACCATACAGCGAACGCATGAAAATTTATAACGAACAGAAAAAAAGTGCAACTGAAAAGGCTATGAATAGTGAAAAGATTCATTATAAATCTACTAGTGACCCCGAAAGGTTCAAAGAGTTTCTCGAGAAGCGACTCGAATTATGGGACTCACTTAAATCGAACGTGATCGAAAACGGACGATTGAAGAAAGGGTTTACGAACAGATACCACGAGAAAATGTACGACAAGACCAATGAGATCATACAGAATCTACCCTGTTAAGTTCGTCGTCTTGGTACGACATATCTTTACTTTTTCTTTTGTTTACATTTGAAAAGGCTCCTAACCATCTATTAACAGCTCGTTTTGAGGCGATAACAGAATTTGTTTCATCGTTCACAACGATACTGAGTCCATTGCACACATCAGGTTTATTGGGTTTATTAGGAAACTGAACTTGAAATGCCTGTATAGAAACTGCGGGAATGTCAGGTGCTTCATCTAACAGTCGATCATAATCTTCTCTACACTTCATTACAAATTCGACCACATTTGCCCTATGCCTTACATCTAATGATAGTTCCATATCAATATTTCTATAGAATTTGGACCATTGTATACACATAGCAGAATGTCCTTCCGAAAGACTTAAACTCTGACTAAATTTACTAATACTGGTTAAAATCCCCGCCAAAACATTCAAAAAAGCAAAGAAATATTGGATGATCATAATACGAGTTCTAGTATCACTACTTGCATTGGAGTTACCACTCGGATTTAACACTGCAAAACCACCGACACCTGTTATCGAGGCTATTACAATCGAAGGGTACGCTAACCAGTCATTCTGTTTTTTATAAAAAAGTCGAGAGTGATTATGAAGCCATCGATATCCCGCACCCTTTTCCGCCCAGCGTATTAGTAATTTTTCCTGTTTTTCACACCATAAACAGTTTACCTGTTCATCTAGTGAATTTTTATCAGACATGGCCTGTACTTATGTTACGTTCAGATTATTCTGAAATTCATAGGCAGTTGAACGCGCCAATTTATCGACAAGTTCATTTTGCACATTTCCATTATGGGCTTTTACCCAGCGCCATTCTACAATTTTTATAGACTGAACAAGTGTATCGAGAGTTTTCCACAGTTCTTTATTTTTTACCGCGGTCCCGGATGCCGTGCGCCATCCGTTACGCTTCCAATTTTTTATCCATGAAGTGATTCCATTTTTGGTATAATTGCTATCCGTAAAAATACGGACTTCGTCAATGCCAAATTTTTTAGTCTGTTCCAACCCTCTTATTATCGCTGTCATTTCCATGATATTATTCGTAGTTTCTCGAGATCCACCTGTTAGTTTAAAATCTCGTGAAATGACGCCCCATCCTCCGGGTCCCGGGTTTCCAAGGCAGCTACCATCTGTGTAAATCTCGAACATATTCTTACTTATCGTTTATCTTTTATATTGTTAGGAGTGGGAGGATATTCTGAAGCTCGTTTTGGTGTTTTGCATATCGTATCTCCACAGTGATCTCTATTCTGATATACAGAGTTTATGGATGCCGACATTTCACTACAATTTTTAAGCGACCATCGCCCGAGCATGGGTTTTTCCACTTTTAACAACATGTCAATCAATTTCTTAATCATACTTTAAAAACGCGTTTATCTTTTATACTTCAATAAGTGTATGCTGTCCAAAAAAGTTGCGTTGTGCCATAATAAACGACATCGAAGTTTTCTGTTGGTGTATAAAGTCGTATTGAATAACGGCTGCCTGCACGGTTGGACACGGTACACCCGCGGTCATACAATGTAACACAAAAATTCGCGCATCTAGAATGTGTTTGTCCATAATAGTGTATAAGTCCTCTGCGATAAGAGGACATTCGATAATGGTACCACTCGACCACGCGTCAACTACACTCTGCTTATGAGTATTACGTGTTTTCATGAGATCAAACCCCTCTAAAAGAGAAGCAGCGAATGTAAAAAGTAGTGTATTCATTCCACAAATGGGTGCAAACGCAGAAGTCGCATGTTGCTTGGTCTGAATAGACTTTATGTATTTACTCGTAATTCTAGTATTAACAGCTGAATTAATAACAGGTGTAGGAATTTCGTATTCTAAGCCAGCTTGAGAACACCATAACCCAGTATTATTCATTTCTGCGACATCGGAAATCTTATCCATCTCGTATTGCTCGAGTACTTTCAAAGCTGATCGCACAATATACCCATCCATATCTGTACCGATAGCCCTTTCTAGACTAGCTTTCATACGCGTATCATCATGACCGCAATAAGAGTATAAATCTGCAACAGCTTGTAACATTCCATATTCCACCCCGTTATGAACCATCTTTGTAAAATGCCCGACACCGAAATCTTCTCCCATATACGTATGTCTGTTAGATATCTTTGTGAGGATGGGCTTAGTCATCTCGTATGCATGCTTAGTTCCACCTATCATGAAAGCTGGACCTTCACGAGCAGCGACGGTACCACCGGAAAGCCCGGTCCCTAAATAATTTACCATTCGAACCTTGCATTTAGATCCACGGGTTCTAGAGACCCTGTAAAATTCATTTGAACAATCTATGATTGTATCATTAGGTC